GGAGGAACAGGCGTCGATCTGTGGAAGTCGTCCCACGCCATCGTGTATAGCATGACGCATTCCTATCGTGACTGGGATCAAATGAAGGCTCGACTGTCGGCCAAAGGAAAGGATCGGCCGTCAGAGTTTTATGTCCTGTGCTCGAAAAACACTATTGACGAGGACCTGTTCGATCTCGTAATAGTAAAAAAGTTCAACACTGAACGGACGCTCAAACACCTGAAACGAGGAGTAAGATCATGGCCCGCAAGGCAACTGCGAAAGCAACCAAGGAAACCGAAGCCGAAACCAAGGCGCCGGCAAAGGACGAACCGAAGTACGGCGTGAACGACCTGGTCGAGGCCTCCGGCCTGCAGCCGGCGTCGGTGCGTGTCGCGCTCCGTGAGCTCGGCGTCGAGAAGGAGTTCGGCAACAAGTACGGCTGGAACACCAAGAAGGACTTCGACGCCATCGTGAAGTCGATGAAGGAACGGTCGGCCAAGCGTGTCGCCCAGCCCAAGGACGACGCCGACGAGAAGCCCGCCAAGGGCAAGGCGAAGACCACGGCGAAGGCGACCACGACTCGCAAGCCCCGCTCCCGCAAGGCGAAGGCCGACGCGGACGCCGAATGAGTCCAACCTGACGCAGGCACTTCGGTTCCTGCTCAACCACTAAAGGGCCCCGGTCATCAATCAAGATGCCGGGGCTTCTTAGTAGCTGCTCGAGTGGCTGCCTGTTATTCGCCGGCGCGTTGTGCCCACAGCTCGTCACGCTCGGAGGCAGTGAACGGCTCGACACCTTCTTCCAGCTGATCGTTCACCGCATCGACATGCGGGCGACCGTCGCCCATGAAGTCGTCATCGCTCAGGTCGCTCGCAGCAGCCTCGAGGATCATCAGGCGATCGACCGGCGCGTCGTCCTGAGGCGAGCCAGAAGCGCCGGCGTCGTCATTGCCTGCGTTGTCCTCCTGCTTCGCCTTCTTCGACTTCTTCTGGCTCGTCGTTTTCGCGTCGTCGTCAATGTCCTTCTTGCGCGGCGGCTTGTCGACCGCAACAGGCACGAAGAACTCGAGACGCTGACGAATGGCGGGGCGCTTGTAGCGGAACGAGATGCCCTGCATGTCGGCATTGAGCTTGCCGTTCACGTAGACGCCCGGACCGAAGACTGCGGTGGCTTTCGCAAGAACGGCTTCACACGCCTGGGCGACCGTTTCCTGAGTTGCCTTTTGCGGGGTGCCGACGGCTTCGATGAACGCTTGTTCGATTTGGTCATTGGTCTTCACTGGTCTTCTCCTTCGATAGTCCCAACAGTTTCCTGGGCCCATTGGGTCAGCCCGTTGTGACGGCTTGCACAGTCGACAAGTGACCGTCTGTCACGCAGCCAGTAGTTTTCGGCTTCTGCCTGCGTCACCTCCCGCTCCGGCAATCGCACCGGAGATCGACAGGGTTGCGTGAGAGAAGGCGCAGGCGGATCGACATCAATTCCCGCCGATGGCATTGAGCCTGCGCATGCTGTCAGCGCCAAAAGCGGGACGATCAGCATTAGGGTCTTCATCTGCTTGCCTCCTCAATTCTTCGACACGGTCCTCGAGTTCCCGCATCTGTTGAAGTCGTGCTGCCTCGAGCGCAGCCAGCTCAGCATCCTTCGCATCGAGCTGTTGGTTGAGATCGTCAATGGCCTCGAGCTGAACGATACGCTCAGCCCAACGCCCATCGGATCGGCCCTTCAGGTATGCTGCACCGAGAAGTGTCCCGATGACAGCGAGGGCTCCGAGCAGAACGTATATCCTAGTCACCGAGGCCATCCTCCTGTGGATAACGTGCGGGGGTCGATTGGTTGTTGCGCACCTGCTTTGCCCAGGAGTCCATCCCGAACGCTGCAGCAGCAAAGCCATACACCCACACTGCCAACCCGGTCGCGAGTGCGACGAGGTCCGCGAGGTCACGGTCGTTCTGCGTGATGGCGATGTAGACAATACCCATCACCAACGCCCAGTGAAGGACGAGCTGAACGACCGCAACCTCACGTTTGTAGGTCTTGCACTTCATGGATTAGCCCTCCTGTGTATTCGCGGCGTCAGCCGAGTTCATGCGCGGCAGGTAGTTGCCCGGCGGCACGTGGTACGTCTTCGGCCAGCGGAACGAGTCGTTCTTGAAGCGACGCTTGTCCACAGGAACAACCGAGGACTTGTTCGACTGGTTGCCTCCCAGCGCATAGTACCGGGTTGCGTCCTCGCCGACAATGAACATGACGTGGCCACCGCCGTTCCGGCTGATCGCTGCGACAGCGCCGTAGGTCGGACGACACGGGATGCCGAACTCCAGCCAGTTCAAAGCCCAGTACGGGTTCTTGGGCACGATCTCGTTCGGCAGTGCGAGGCGGATGGCAGTCTCGACGAAGTCACCACACCACGGCAGCTTCGCGGGATCGCCGAGCGCATGGCCGTCGGATGCCAGCCAGTTCTTCAGCCACTGGTTGTCGTAGACCTCGTGACGATTGAGCGCCTTCTTCGCTTCGACCATCCAGGGCAAGTCGTCCTCAAGCTTGAGGTGTTCCTGCCGATCCTGCAGCATCTTCCAGGTCAGCGGTCCGACGTATGCCCGAGGCTTCAGGCCGTTGGCTCGCTTGTAGGCGATGATGGCGGACTCGGTGTGCGGTCCCATAATGCCATCAACAGTCCCGGGATCGAACCCGAGCTCATGAAGCCGCGACTGGACGAAGCGAACCTCGTCCCGTGTCATCGCGGAATTGTCAGTCTTGTTCAGTGCCATCGACTTTCTCCTTATGCCACTTGGTGACCCCAGAAATAGTTGGTGTCGGCTTCGACATAGGCATCGTTCGTGGCGAAGTATGCCTGAAGCTCGACGGTATCACCGGCGGACAGTTTGAGGAAAGCAGTCGTTTGGACTGATGCCTCGCCGTCGGTCAGGGAAGCGGTGTACTTCTGGACCGTGTCCGCGGTCGGGGTTGCCCCGTTGACACTGATCCCCACTGCCATGTAGGTAGGCGCCGTGCCGTTCAGCTTGTGAGTGATCCCTCCGCCGAAGCAGTAGTAGCCGTCATGAGGCGCCGTGAAGTCGTTGTCGGTTGCTGCATCGAACGCGGCCTGGTCGTTGTGTCGGGTGTTGTTACACGCGACAGTGAACCAGGCGTCCGCTGCGTTGTATTGGTCGTAGTTGACATAGGCCGAGAACTTCGGGTGCTGCGTCAGATCGACAGCAGCTGTGGACTCGTCAATCACCAAAGCAGTAGTCGCGCCCGTGCCGACCTTGATCGTGAAGTTGTTGTCGCCCAGCAAGCCTGCCAGAGCGTAGGCGGTGAAGCCCTGCTGGAACGACATAGCCGCGTCATCGCCCGAGGCGTTCTTGTTGAACTTGAACGTGAACGAGCCCGACGAATTGAACAGCGCCGCGGTGCCGAACAAGGACATCTGGTTGTTGGCATCAGCCGAAGCACCGCCCACACCGAGGCCGTGTTCGTTGACACGGAAGTTCTGTCCCGCACCGTCGATGGTGATGTCGAAGCTGCTGCTTGCGTCGTCATCCTCGGCGTCGACTGCCAGCTGCAAAACCGCCCCGATGGTCTGGAGCAGGCTGTAGCCGGTGAGGTCTGTGTCATTGAACCGGATCGACGGCGTTGCTTCCTCGAGGACGAGATTGCCAGTCAGCGTCCCGCCGCCGATGGGAAGGTAGCCCGCACCAAGCAGTCCGGCGAGTGACGTCCATCCCGAGTTGTAGACATAGAGCGTGGTCTCGTCGGCGACGAAGGCGATGAAGCCATCAAGCGGGGTGACGAACACCCATGCCCCATCCTGGTAGATCGCCAGGTCGTCATCCTGTCCCGCCCATGCACCAGTTGCCGAGGCACCCACGATGTAGATGTCTCCTTCGCTCTCGCCGCCCGGGGGCGCCGTGAGGTCCTTGTCGATCACGCCGGCCTGGATGATTGCGTCAAGCAGCTTGAGCGCCTCATTGACCGTGACGTGCTTCTGTGCCTGCGATGCTGCGAGCAGCGGCAGTACGAGTCTGTTTGTGTCAGCCATTGATCGTGGCCCTCCTTCCAGTTCCGCGACCAACTATGTCGCTGATTTGATAGACAATGACATCGAACGGGGTGCTGATGCCATCGGACGATTGTTGGGCAGCAGTGTAAGTCACGGCCGTAGCATCTGTCACGGTCAATGTTCTTACCACGTTGTCGCTGCCATCGAGGACGTCCACCTCGAATTTCAGATAGGCCTCGGACATGGGCACGTCATCAATGTACTCCCACCCGTCAGCACCAATCCGATCACGTCTGATCCAGCTCAGTTCGATATTACCCGAGCCGTCATCCACACCAGTGACATCAACGGGCGAGAACGGCTTGAGGCCGCGACCGGTGAATGTCTTGGTCGTCGTCTGGTAGAGGTCGTCGCCGATGTCCTTGTCGGCGGGACCATACTTGAAGTAGTACTCACGGCCGATGTCGCTGATGCCGAGGGACAGCTGCTGTGCTGTGCTCTCGAGCAACACGACACGCGCACCTGCCGCGAGGTTGGCGACCATGTTGTCCTCGGTGCCGAGCTGAGCACGGAGCAGCTTAGTCAGTGTGTAGGTCCGGGTGCCGGTCAGCGTTGCCGTGACGAACTGCACGATCTCCCACTCATTGTCGCCCGTCTCGATGGCAAGCACGTTGCCCCCGTTGAGCACGTTCTCCTCAGGCAGCGACGACAGCTCTTCCGAGAAGACCTCCACCTTGAGTTCGTTCGTGGAGTCCCAGACATCCGTGACGCCAGCAGCGAATGCGTCCGTAGTCCTGCCGAGGATCGACGGCGCGAGCAACGTAGTGTCGAGCCCGAAGTTGCTGTTGGTGATCGACTTGTAGACGTTGACGCCCGGCCATGGGTTGACGAACGCCGCAGCATACGGACGATAGGGAACGTCGACCGAGCGCAGTGTGGGCAGGTCCATCATCGCCAGGATCGGCGCAGTGGCGGATGGCTGCGTATTGATCTTCTGAGTTCGACCCGAGCCCCCGCCAGGCTGGAAGATGCCGAGATCGAAGGATCGTGCGGTCACCATCCGGAAGCCACTATCAGCGATGGCCTCGATACGAAGCGGCTTGTTGAAGTTGCCGTCATCGACTGTGACGACATCGCCCGCCTCGAGATACAGGTACTCAGGCAGCAGCCCGAACTCCCCAACCGTTCGCTTCGCCCATGCCGAGTACAGCAGCCTGTCGACCATCTGCTGAGCACGAGCGTAGTCAATGATGATGGGCGTATCGCTCGACGGCTCGGACTCGCTCTCAACTACCTCGCGGCGTTGGGACACAGCGGCTTGCTCATACTCCTTGAAGATGTCGATGTACTTGATGGTCATTCCCACAGGAAGCTCGGATGCCTGCGAGCGCGTCAGCACGACCGGCTCGTCGTTCTCTGACTGCGCTTCGGCGATGTCGTCGAGCGTCACCGTCGCAATCGAACGCGACTCCTGCTGGCTCACCGCTTTGATCTTGTCACCGGACTCGATGATGTCGAACATATACAGCGATGCCAGCGGCTCGACCGTCGAACGGAAGGACGTCTTCGCCTGAACCACGAAACCGTCGCAGGTGCCGTAGGCCTTGCTGAAGTCGTAGTCAGCCGTGACGTTGTAGTCTTCCGCCAGCTGGTTGAGCAGGTCGGGGATGAAGACGGTATCAATGCGACCGCTGATCCAGTGACCGTACTGCCAGTTCGCCTGGTCCGCCCAAGCATCACCGTCGACTGGGAACGTCGGCCACGGACGAGCATCGTAGGACCAGTACATCATGCGGGCAGTGTCGACCATTCGACCTGAGTAGACTCCGGACGCAGGGTTGTTCGAGTTGTCCTTCCAGTACTCGACAAAGGCGCGGATGTACTGCCGCTGGATTTCGTCGTCACGACCACCGGACGAGAAGTACGGCACGAAGCTTTCCGAGGACTTGGGATCATAGAACACGTTGGGTTGGTTCGTGCCTTTGTTGATCGCGGGGCAACCGAACTCGGTGAAGATGATCGGCTTGCTCTCAGGCGTCCATGCTGTCGGCGATGCGCTCTCAGTACCGCCAGGACGATTGTAGTGGGAGTTCGACCACCAATTCACGATGTCCTTCTGGCGATACACCCACGGCTTCCCGTAGGCGCCATCGGTGATCGGTGTCCGGGTTTGCGACAGCCTATCTGCTGTGGAAGCATAGAAGTAGTCGTAGTCCTCGCCGCCAGCGACCTGCCCCTTGAGATACTCGAGGTCATAGATCGAGTCTCCCTTCGGATTACCATAGGCGTCATTGCCTTCACCATAGTCGGCATGGTCATCGCTGTCACGCCAGTCGGACAGCTTCATGTAGTTGTCGATGCCGATGAAGTCGATGTTGCTATCGGCCCAGAGCGGATCAAGGTGGAAGTAGACATCGCCGCTCCCATCGCCAGGACGATAGCCGTTGTACTCCGACCAGTCAGCAGCATAGCCGAGTTGCGTCGAAGGCAGCAGCGATGCAACCTCACCGGCAAGCGATACCAGCGCAGTGACGAACGGGAACGAGTTGCCCGCGCCTCGGATGCGATTGGCCTCAACCATCTCGGTGCCGATGCAGAAGTAGTCAACGCCGCCGGCCTGACGGCAGAGCTCAGCGCAATGCAGGATGAACCGATTGAACGACCACTCAGCCGTCCCGGTGTAGTTGACTGTGCCGCTAGCACCGCCGAACTCAGAGGCTTGCGCAGTGCCCACGAAGTTCGACACCTGAGTAGCGGCTGCAGCGCTCTTGTCCACAGTTCCTGCATAGCCCGGCGCAGGCGAGCAGGTGATGCGACCGCGCCATGGGTAGATCGGTTGACCAGTCGTTCCTGCGTTGTCGCTGTAGGGGTTCGGCAGAGTGTTGCCGGACTCGATGTCCATGACGATGAACGGGTAGAACATGACCTTGTAGCCACGGTTCTTCAGGTCGAGGATCGCTCGATAGACGGACAGGTCATTGGGTGCACCGCCGTAGGCCGGCCTGCCGTCGACTTGCGAGATGACAAGCGCAGTGCTGCGCGTCAGTCCTGCGACACGCCAGCTAATGGGGTCGGTCTGCTTCGTCTGGTTCTCAACCTTCGGCCGGATCGTGCAGTTGCCGATGCGCAGGTCATCGCCGAACCAGCTGACCACAAAGCACACCGTGTCGATGTTTGGCAGGTTGATTTCCATCTGGTCGATTGCGTGAGCCCAGTCGCTTCTGCCGTCGCCCGTGTGATCGTTCTCCACAAAGGAGCTGTTGTCGTCGTACTTCTGGACGATCACGTTCGGGTCATAGCCGAACTCAGTCGTGCCGGGGATCAAGTCGATGCCGCTGACGAGGTCTGCCACGCTGTCGCCATCGGAGCGCGTCACGGGCTTGGTCACTTCGAACGTCAGCTGTGGGATACGGTTGCCGAACTTGTTGATCTGCATGTCCTCAAAGACGATGTAGGCCAAGCCGCGGTAGCCCGGGATGTTGCCGCTGCCATCCTTCTGCTCCATGAGCGAGTCCGGAGTCTGGGTTTCCGTTCCTCGGTAAACGCGGTAGGTGTAGTCATCGAGGCTGATGAGTTTGCCGTCTGCCCAAATCCGGTGGACATCCATGATCTCGCCTTCGCACAGACCGACAGCGAAGTTGGCGTAGTAGTTGTAGGTCGTCGTGGTGACCTCGCTACCGCCGCCTCCGCCTTTGCCGCCCGTTTTCGTCGTCTCCTTGACGACTTCCTCACGCAGGCGAGTTGCCCAGATCACGTTGCCAGCGACCTTGAACCGACCGTAACCGCGAACGATGTTCGTGCCCTCGACCGATGTCATGACGTTGGCTTCTGTGAGCTTCGGTCCCTCCTGTGACGATTTGATGGTCGGAGCAAACAGGTAGTTGTCGATGGCGGACCCGATCACAGCACCGATGGACTGACCGATCACGACAGCGCTGATGCCGAGGAAGGTACCACCGATAGAACCACCGATTGCAGCGCCAACACCTGCGAGAAGTAGACCAGCCATTATTTCACCTCCTGCGGAAAGGCGAACGCATACACGATCCGTTGCATCCACCAGTCATTCAAATTGATTTCGGTTACGGGTGATTTATTGTAAGCGTGAATGGCCTTCCTGTCACCCGTCATAATCATGCTGTGCTTCGCCACACGCTTCTCCCGCCAGCGTACCAGGACAACGTGCCCGGCACCCAGTTGATCGAGCGGTACTGGCTCGAGATATTTGTATGCAGCGAGCACCATATCCTCGTTGCCATTGGCGTCGCCCCAGTCGGTGCTGTAGTTGATGAGCTCGGGCGGCTCGACGTTGTAAAGCTCCCGATACACACCACGGATAAGGCCGACACAATCCGTGCCGACCCCTTTGAGCGAAGCCTGGTGATGATAGGGCGTTCCCGCCCAGGTCCGTGCGATACGAACGATGTCCTCAGTCTTTACCAACGAAGTTCCCTCCTCCATCAAAGTTCGGGTCGCCGGTGTTGGCATATTGGATCACCGTGTTGCTGCCCGGGATATGCGGGAAGCCCCGAAAGTTATCTTCATTGCTGAACTTCGACTTGCACGTCTTGAACAGCTTGTCACAGCCGGCCGTGATCGAGAAAGTATCGGCCGCCTCGATCTCGAAGGGCGTGGGTTCCCACAGGCTGATGGTCACGATGCCGTCGGTGTTGAAGTGGGTCTTCACCTCGCGGACGATCCCGTTGTTATTGCCCGACGTGAACGTGAGCTTGCCGCGACTGAACCAGCCGTTGGCGTAGGACCCGAGTCCGGATGCAGTCAATGACGAGTAGCTATTGGTCGAGGTCACAGCACCGGTCCCGGTGTATGTCGATCCGGCAAGCGACTTCGTGCAGCGGCTGTCACCGAGCAGTGCATCGCAGGCGTATTGATACGTCCGACCCTTGACCTGCTGAAGCTGGTTCGAAATACCGCGCACCTCGGTCTGGAACATCGTCTTGCCGCGTTTGACTTCGCCGAGGTTGCCCTTCTTCATGATGACACGTTCCGACACGTCCTCCCAGTTCACCAGGTAGACTTCAATCTCGGCGTTGTCATACAGCCCCGCTTCGATGTCGGCCTCGCTGATGTTGACGGAGTCGACCGCGCCGTAGACGTCCATGTTGTCCACAGACATGCCGAGCTGCGACTCGATCTCCGTGCCGAGGAACCCGGTCGATGCCTCATAGGTCACGCTGCCGAACGTGAGGTCACGGTCATGGTTCGTGAAGCCGAGGACAGTGTTGTCCGTCTTCGTGATCTTCCAGCACCAGCAGAGCGTGGTCTCGCGGGTCTCGAGGTGGGACTGAAGTCCTGATGGGATGTCGGTTCTCATACGCGGATCTCCACAATCGGAATATCCGGGATGCTGCCGGCTTGGAAGCCGCCAAGGTCAATCTCCAGATAGTCGGTGTTGAAGCGGACAGGCACGTCGAACTCGAAGCCTGCGGTGATTTCGTGCCCCGTCGTCGGAGCACTGTCAAAGGTGATGACGCCGGTAGTCAGATTGACTGACCAGCCCGACGCCATCTCACTCCCGTTGACACCGATCAACACTGAGCCCGAAACGGGTTTCGTGATGTCACGGGAGTATGGCGAGAAGCTCGACCCGTAAATCTTGATGAGCTGGAACGTCGTGGTCGATCCGTCGCCGGTACCGATCACAACGTCATCCCATGCGGCAGTCTGCTTGGGTGCGCAGGACTTGAAGTCGAACTTGTCCTTCCAGCGGAAGCCGTGCAACATGCCGCGGCGTTCCTCGAAGAACTCGACCACGGTGTGGATGTCATCAATCGACTTGATGCCATAGCCCGCATTGTACTCGCGTTTGGAGTCCGCCCATTGAGCGTTGCGGTGTTCGTATCCCGAGCCCGATACCGAGATGACCGTTTTGCGTTTGGGGCCACCTCGGGAACCGAAGCTGATGTCGGTGGGAAAGCGTGTCTCGTGAAAAGCCATTATTGGTTCCTCTGTCCTCGTGCAATGAAGTTGCCCATCCGGGAGGCCAACTGCGATTGCGATTTCTTGAAGCTCTCCACGTCAGGCGTCTGCACATACATATTGACCTGAGTGCCACCGCCTCCCATGCCCATCATTGCTGCCCGGGTTTGACCCGCGGTTTTGACACGACGCGCACCCGAGGGGCCGTCCTGGCTGATGAGCTCGGCGCCTTCTTCGCCGGCGATGAAGTTCCGCCACGGCATTTCCACACCGCCTCGAGCACGGGCGCCGAAGAAGTTGCCCCCGCCGAACAGTGACGTGAACAGGTTGGAGAACAGTGAACCGAGGCCCCCTTTCGATGTCGCCAACGACTGGAACAGGTTGGACAGCTCTTGCTGAAGCAGCTCGGAAGTCGACTTGATGATGAGCGAGTTGAGGTCCTTGATGAAGTCGCTGAAGGTGAAGCGTCCCGTCTCAGCCAGTCGCTCGAACGCATTGCCGAAGACCTGTGCAAGGTTGTCAGCCGCTGTCTCGAGCCCCTCCTGCATTTCGTCCATGAGCGTCTTGACTTCCTCGGCAGCACGTTGCGCAGCACCAGCCACGTCCTCAGCACCGGCAGCGATACGAGCAAGCGCGTTCTCAATCGCCTGGGCCCGGACGTCATCGAAGAACTCGCCCATATAGTCGAAGTTCATGGACTCCGACAGGATTTCATTGATGCGGCGACCGAGCTCACCGTAGGCGTTACGGAACGCGCCCATGTGTCCCGACAGATCGGTACGAGGCACGTTGACCATACCTTCGAGCATCGCCGTGTTGAACGTCCTGGCAGCAGCAGCACCGAGTTGCTCGGTTGTGTTGTTGACTGCATTGCCCACTTCCATGCGCCACCGGCTCAGGTCCTGCTCATTGATCGTCGGCAGGGTGCCGCTGAACCCGAAGAACTCAAGCGCCTTGTCAGCACCGACGAAGTTGACCAGTGCCTGCAATCCGGCGAGCAGCTGATTGATCCCGTCAATGGCGCCATTGACCATCTTCTCCACACCACTGACGACCCAATTGACTGCGCCTCCGATGGCGTCCTTCATGATCGCGGGGAGCTGTTGCCACACGATCTTGATGGCCTCAAATGCGAAGACGAACGATTGCAGGATTTTGTCGATGCCCTTTATGATCCCCTGCAGCATGTCCTGCGTGATGAAGTTGACGATGGACTGGACGAAGTCGAGCGTGGTGTTGCGCACAGCTGTCCACGTGTCATGCCACAGGTCGGGGAGCAGGTCCCATGCTGCGCCGATGATCCGGACCGCCGACACGCCTGCGCCGATGATCTTATTCATCACCTTTGGGAACCACTCGATCAGGAAGTCGAGTAGCCACTGCCACGCATTCTTCAAGTCGTTCATGGGCCCTTCGATGAGGTTCCAGATGTAGCCCCCGAGGACCTGAAACACGGCCTTGAACGTGTCGCCCATCGTCACGCCAACGTCAGTCGTCTGGTTGATCGACTTGGTCAGTGCAGCGATGCCCGTGGTGACTGCGCCGATGACGACGGCGACAGGCCAGAAGCGACGAGCGAGCCCGGTCACCATTCGACCGAGGTCCTTGAACAGCTGAGTGACGCCGCCTTGACCGGCACCATAGATTTGAGCGATCTGAGAGCCCTGCTGGATCATGACCGTCATCGGGTTCATGCCGGTGGCAAGCGTCATGCCGATGTCGTTCAGCTGGTAGCCGAGGTTCATCATCTGCATACGAGCCTGACCCGCGGACCGTGCGAATGCTCGGACGGGTGTGGGGTCCATGACGACAGCAGCCTGTCGAGCGGCAGCTTGGGCAGCACGGGAGTAGCCCCACACTTCCTTCTGCGCCTCACGATACGAGCCCGCGACGACTTTCATGGTCGACGCGAGCCTGTTCATTTCGGAGGTATACTGCCCTTGCGTGATCTTGCCACGCTCGAGCTTCCGGGTGAGCAACGCCACTTGATCGCTCACTTGGTTCCACGACAAAGCCATGCTCTGTGTGGCGGCCCGGGTCTGGGACATACCCTGGCTGAGGTCGCGAGACAGATCAGTCATGTCTGCCCGCACCTGGACGAATAGTCTTTCAATCAGCCGGCCGATCATCCGGATACTCCTTCATCATCTTTTGCAGCGAACTCGAGGTCATGGGGGTTTCAGGTTCGCCATACTCCTTTTGGATGTATCCTTTGAGGGCGGCCTGCCATTCCCGCAGGCTCATCCCCCAAAAGACATCGGGAGTATAGTGGATGTGCCCAAAGGCGACCTTCATCCAGTATTCCCATGGCGTCGGGCGGCTGCCCGTCAGTTTCCCTCGTCACCTTCCTCCTTCTTGCCATCGTCTTCTTCGTTCTCGAAGCCGGCAGCGTTGAAGCATTCACGGATCTTGTCCATAAGGTCCTGGATGGTGACGTCCCAGGAGATCATGTCCTTGCGGGTGATGTCGGTATTGCCACCACCGTTGAGGAGAGCGACGAAGATGGTGAGCACGTCCCGCATCCGGGCTTTGGACATCACCTCGTCGATCTTCGTGAGGCTCTCCACACCGAGGTCCTCTTCGATCTGCGCGATTGCCCCGAGGGTGAGGCACATCTTGTATTCCTTGCCCTCGGGACCTTCGATCTTCACTTCACCTCGTTGCTTGTTTGCTTTGGTCATGGGTCTATCCTCCTTACGACCGTTGGTTTCAGTATCCTGCCGGCAGCGAGAACACGCCCGCCGTGACAGAAGTGGTGCCGGAATAGCCGATGGTCACAGTGCCATCGGTATCCATGTAGGCCTCAGTGAAAGGCCCGATGATCCGCTCCTCGCCGGCGGGCACCGCGACGACCTCATCCGAGATCGACACGACGCCGACGCCCTGCACACGAGCGGTGGTCTTGACGGCAGTGATGGTCACGTTGATCGAGCCACCGCTGCCGTTCTTGACGTGCAGGAAGTTCCGCTGTGCGTTGTTCACGACAACGGTATCCTCGGAGTTCACGGCGGCGTAAGCCGGTTGGAGACCTCCGAGGACAATGGATTGCAGTGTGAGTGCAGCCATGATGCCAGCCCTCCGTTACGCTGCCGTCCAGGTCAGTTCACCCGCGGACTCGAACGTCATCGAGAACGTGGCTTCCCCGTTGTATTCGCCGGCGTAGTCGATGGCGGACACTTGGAACGCGCCTTCGATGGTGCCGAAGTCGGGGATGATGAACTGGAAGTCCTCGATGGACTGTGCGAAGAAGTAGCCGCGAACGTCTTCCTCCCCGGCGCTGTCCTTGAAGACACCCGAACCAGTGATGGTAGCGGACTTCATGCCCGCACCTTCGAGAAGCTCACGCCACTTGTTGGTGGAGTCGGAGTCCGACATATCCACCGTCTCGGCGTTGAGCGAGATTGACTTCGAGCGCATCCCGCCGATAGTCACGAACGTACCAGCGCCGTCCGAGTCCACCTTGATGAGGATGTCACTCCCTTTTTGACCAGCCATGTTAGGTCTCCTCTGTTACGGCACGGAACAGCCCGATGCCATGGTAAAGTTGCCCTTCTCGATCAATCGTCCGAGACACGCGCCGGCTATTCACCAGGTTGTGGTCGGTGAGCGAGTAGGACGTGACATCATGCAGCAGCTCATAGACCCGTTGCATGATCTTGCGCGCCCTCTTCGATCCTTCTTTGTCATCCCAGACATGGACGTAGACGGCGTGTTCTTCCCCGTTGTCAGTCGTCGTGTCCCATTCATCGGAGTCCGTGATATGGTAGACGATATACGGGTATTGCTCGCGGCGTGGGACGTAGTCATAGACACGTTCTCCCACACCAAGTGATTGCAGTGTCGCGTCGGCACGGAGTGCGGCAATGTGGGCCTTCATCAGTTGTTCGCTTGCATCTTCGGCCATCACACCGCCTCCTTGATCGCTTTGTGGATCGCGTCGATGATCGCCTTGCGCCAGCGAGCAAGCGCAGGACGAAGGAACGGACGCGGTAGCATCTTGCGTGTGCCGTATTCAAGCTCCCGAGCGTAGGGAGCCGCGGCACTGATTGTCAGGTTGAACTGTGCCGGGTCCACGTCAACATCAATCGAGTTGACCAACATGCCCATGTCTTTGGCCGGAGCCTCATAGGGACGGGACACCTTGACTTGACGTTCGGGACGATACCGAGTGACCACCGGTCCGGACTTGGTTCGACGTAGCTCCTTCTTGATGTCCTGCTCAATCGGGTTGGCGAGTGAACGCAGTGCCCGAATGACCGCGGCCTGAATGCCCCAATCCAGTCGCTTCACCTTGGCCTGAAGCGAGGAGAGGTTGCGGACGCGGACATCAAGACGAGGCATTACATCGGCCCTCCTTCACGAAGGGTCAGGAACAGCCACTCCTGGGTGTTGTCGGGATCATACGCCTGCTCGATGTAGTAGTCGACATTGCGATAGCGCAGGATCATTCCTTGCTGCACGAGCGTGTTGTAGCGGAGCCAGCACTTGTGCGTCGTCACTTCGGTGAATTGCTCTCCCCACTGACGTTCCTTCGCGCTGACTGGCTCGACACGCGCCCAGTAGTCCTGGATTTTGGTCGCACCGCTCGGGTCCTGTCGATCAAAGCCACCAGAGCCGTCGTCCTGACGGTCGACAGCATACAGCGAGATACGGTGGCGAAGCTTGCCGATGTCAAACAGTCTGTTCTTCATAGCTTGCGCACCTTGTACCGGTTCAGGATCGACTGCACGTGGACAGGTGCCATCGCCTGGTTTTGGTCCGATTGCGTCTTGACGAGTTCGCGGTTCTCATACCAGTGAGCCGCAAGCTGCTTGACAGCAGTCCGGAGCGGGGACGGCACGTCGGTTGCGTTGTCGCCATAACCTGCGACATACACGACCTTGACGCCGTTGCGATTGCGGGTGAACACGGGCCACGTTGCGCCGGTGTTGAGGATGACCTCGCCGGGCGTGGCTGTGGTGTTCAAGAAATAGTTGGCGGCATCGAACGTGGTCTCCGCATTCGTGTCGGAGAACGTCGAGATGGACGTGACCGATTGAAGCGGCCCGATGGGTAGCTCAAACGAGTTCGCCTGTCCTTGGGTGATGCTCCCTTCACGAACGCCATCCCACCATCCCAGCGGGTCACGGGTTTGAGGGAAGTCATCCATGAACAACGTCCATGTCTGCGTGATGAGTGCGCGGCGGGTGAACTCCTCCACATACTCACGAGCGGACTGGATGAGCGAGGTGAGCAGTTCGCCATCGACGGACTCGAGCACGTTGTCGCCACGAAGAAACGTGTCCATCTGGGCAACGGTCGCAACTTCGGTTGCGGGATCAGTCGTGCGTTGGTTCGAGAATTTCATCGTGGCATCCTTTCAGGTTAAAGTGGCGGCCAGCCCCGGGAGGAGGATAGAGCTGACCGCCGCCCATCGGCGAACGAGGTTACGCCGGCGGGTTCGAGCTCGGCCGTTCGTAGGGCTCGAGGATGGCGATGACGCACATGGGCGCGTTGCCCGAGTTGGCGGTAACATCGTCGATCTCGATGGACACGTAGTCCTGATCGCCCTTGTAGCCGATCTTGCGGCACTCGCCATCATCGGCGAAGGTGAAGCCCGCGAGGGCCTCGGTGCCGATCAGGTCGGTGTCAGCCACCGCAGTGTGGTTGCCCTGCGTCGAGTCCGAACCTTCCTTGACCGTGACGGCCCAGGTTGCGTCGGCATCAGCGAGGGTGCCCAGTGCGATGATGAAGGTCACCGACTTGTAGTGGCGAACGTCGATGGCAGCCGAAACTGCCACAGTACCATCCGTAGCCACGAAGGGTGCGATTGCAACCACCGGGTGGATGTTGTTCATCAGGTCCCGTTTCATTGGGTATCTCCTTCAGTGAACGGTTAAGGTAGACGAGGCGCTCATTCGCCTCGCCCGGTGGTTACGATCAGTCCGCGAACTGCAGGAACTTGATCGCGTCGTAGTGGTCAGCCCCGCCACCCACACGCTTGGTCGTGTAGAACTGGATGTAGGGCTTGGCCGAGAACGGATCGCGCAGGACGCGAACGCCGATGCGGTCAACGATCAGGTAACCACGCTGGAAGTCCCCGAACGCGATGGGGTAGGTGTCGGACGCGATGTCCGGCATGTCTTCCATCTCGTAGATCGGGTAGCCCATGAGACGGTCGGGCTGACCATCACGCAGGCCCGAGGACCACAGCTGCCGGCCGTCGGCGTCACGCAGCTTCATCACGTTCGAGACCGTCTTGCGGTTCATGGTGAAGCGAGCGTTCCGGCGGAAGACCGGTTTCAGGGCGTAGACGAGGTCCACGATGTTCGTGGTCTCGGCGCCCGGATCGGACGAGCTGTCGGCCCAGTCACCATCGACGCCGGTGATGACGCGACCGTGCTTGCCCCAGGTCCAGCTGTCGTTGTCCACCTTGTCGTAGGTCGTGAAGCCGCGAGGTTTCGCAGCGCCATTGCCGTTGACGAAGGCAGCACCTTCCTGCTGAGCGAACTCGATGGCAACCTCGTCGGCGAGCCACTGGTCGATGTTGATGGCCGAGTCATCGAGGATGGACTGCGTCGCCGCCGGGTTGGCGTAGAGCTCCATCACCGGGTACTCGAGCACATCCAGCGTCGGGGTATCGGTGTTCGGGCGCGAGGCCTGTTCACCCACCCAGCCGGAAGTCGCACCGCCGAGGGACACGCGCTTCTTGTAGGAAGCCGTGGACACCTGGACGACACGGGCGATGTTCCGCATCTCGGAGATTTCCGTGATGACGCGGTCGATTGCCGCTTCCATCTGCACCGGAACGGTGTAGCCACCGTCGGGATCGGTGCCGACCGAGAGCGCCTTCTTCTGCAGCTCGGCCAGCTGGTCTTCACCGACGTCCTTGCGGAACCAGGCATCGAACGCCTTCTTGTGCTCGATCTGTTCGTCGGTCATCTGCTGCTTGGTGCCGTCGTTGGCCGTCATGATCGGACGGTTGTTTTCCAGGCGCAGCGCGTCGACCAGCTTCTTCTGCTCTTCCAGGGCATCGGTGAGCTTCTTCACCTCGTCCTTGGTGACCACGTCGGCGGTCTTGCCGTCGGAGGACTTCTTCATCTCCTTCAGCTCGTCGTCCGTCTTCTTCATGAAGGCGTCGAGAGTCTTGGAGAAGGCGTCGAGGCCCTTCTTGATTTCAACGGTGTCCGGCGCCTTGTTGTCGTCGTTGCCGTTGCCACCGGATGCGTCCTTCACTTCGAGCGGACCACCGGCGTAGGGGTGCATGAGATCTTTCATGTCAGTCTCCTTTGCAGGGTTTCATTCATGCGACGGAGCTCGTCCATCACATTGCTAAGCCCGTCGTCAGGATCGCCCTGTCCGTCGGAGGTGTTGGCGGCATTCCAGCCCCCGGCGATAAGCTTGACAGCCATCGCATTCGGCATGCCTGCATCTCGCAGTACACGCTCGACATCGCGCTTGTTCCACTCCCCCTTGACCGAAGTGACCGTGGCCGACTGCAGCATGGGGAACGTGACAAGCGAGATTTCCCACAGATCGAGTTCCTTCAGTTGACGAGTGCCAGTGGCGTCGTCGCGAAGAGCCTTGATCGTGCGGTAACCGATTGAGAGGCCGTCGATGATACCGGCCTTCATGAGTTCGTAGGTTTCCTTCGCCTTGGAGACGGAGGTGAGCAAGCGGCCCTTGACATAAAGGCCGGTCGCATCTTCGGACATCTCCTCCCAAATCCCGATGGGATAGGAGGGATCATGCTGCCAGAGCATCTTGACGTTCTTTGCCTTGCGCTGGCGGAGTGAGTTTGAAAAGGCACCCTTCAAGACCGTGTCACCGCCTTGATCGCGGTCACCGAACTTCGAAGCGTAGCCCTCAAACACGCCCTCGTCGGATACCTCCTTGAGGTCGAGAGGGACGAACTTCTTTTCCGTGTTCGTGGTCATGAGCGAGTTTCCTTTCATGGGCGTATCATATACCAAACCTGCGGGTTTGGCAACTTCATTGTGGGGGAGGCAGTATCCTGAAGGGCACCTCCGGCGATATTGACGGAGGCGCGAGCGGACATGCGGCGTATCTCAACGTAACCCACGCATATGCGCGACCGGGCTCGACCTCTTGGTCATCGGGTATGACCGCGCTGTAGGTAAGAGTTTGCACCAGGCTCGGGTTGACAGGAGAGTCGACGCCTTCGCCATTGTCATTGACGATGGACACGTTCTCGAAACGATGGGTGACATCACCACCATTGCGGAAGAATACATCCACTGTCGGTGCGCCGCATTGCTGCAGCTTGCGGAAACGCCACGTGATACGAACGCGGTCTCCCGCCTGTCCGTTCGTCACTGTGTTGCCGAAGTCCTCAAACTCGAGTACATCACTCCGGATGGCACTGGGGTCAGCCTGCAGTCGGTCGACCCGATCAACCAGGACGCTGACCTGTCGCGTGACATCGAGAAGCGTCGTGGCATTGTCTTGCGTCTGCGCGACGTATTGGTCGACGGCCTGCGTTGCGACTGTTGCCATCCATTCCGTGATACGCGGTAGCGTGAACCAGATGACTGCAGTGCCGACGACTGCGGTTGAAGTAATGATGGCGGCAAGCACTTTGCCAAAATCGGCCATCGCACGAATTGTAGTCTTCTTTGTCTGTGCATCCATGTGGGTCAATTCCTCAGCCTCCTAGCCTGTAGTTCACAGTACAACGGCAATTGGCGTTATTCTTTGCCGATGCCTTCGGGTCTCCTGGATACATCATGAGCTCACCTCCTACGAGGAAGTCCTGATCTATCTCTCGCTTCTGCCCATGGGCCGCGGCATGAGCAAACCTGACGAGTGAGTCTTCCCGTGATACCCATTCCTTGGTGACACGAACTCCCAGGCTGTTAGCGGCCTCCCACGCTCCTCGTTCGAGCGCGGTATGTGCTTCCGACCTTGCAATCCGGAGTGCATAGTTCTGGGTTGTCAAGATACGGACGATGTTCTGGCGTACTTGCATCGGCGTTTCGCCTGATGCCAATTCGGCACTGATCCGTTGGCGCAAGAACGCCTCGATCAGCTCTGCCCGTTGCTCCGAATATCGGCGCAGTTCGGGACGGATGAAGTTGAGGAGGAACTCGAGTTGTTCATTCTTCTGACCCATGAGGCGGATGACGTGCATCATCCCGTCTCGCATGATGTCCTCGTGGAACCTGAAGAGCAAGTCTTCAAGATCGCTGCGCCATACGTCGAGCGCGAGGTAGATCATCATATGCGCTGACGAGTTCATCTGGGACGTCCAGCGAGCGTCGATATGACGAGCCAGCGCTGCGTTCAACGCATAAACGCGCTGGAACATGCGCTGTTCGTGCGCAATCAGCAACTGGCTCGATATAACGTGCTGCTCGCGAAGCATCAGGCGTCCCCGTTGTTACCGTTGTTCGGGTCATCAGCGAACGGGTCATCAGACGCGGGTTCTTTGCCGTCGCCGGGATCGGGTTTGTCGGCGTTGCGGGGCATCTCGTTCATCGGTGCCCAAATCGCTTCACCGACCTTGCGGTCCTTCGCCTTGTCATAGCCCATAGCTTCACGCTTCTCGTCGAGCGTCAGGACAGTCGAGGACTCGACCCGTTTCCACAGTGCTTCACGTTCATCGGCGAGTGCCTCGAGGCTATCGAGGTCGGTGATGACTTCGAAGTCATCGCCGTAGGTAGGTGCGAAGAAGTTGGTGAAGTCACCGCAGACGTGCATGACGAGCGGGATGACGGTCTGCCGGTACAGGGCGCGAACGGCCTGGCTGTAGTTGGTGTAGGTGTTGTCGCCCGGGATGCCGAGAAGTTGGGGAGGGACACCGAAAGACAGAGCGATGTCACGGGCCGATTGGTTTTTGGCTTCCGTGTACTCCATGTCTTTCGGCGCGAGGGACATCTCCTTCCAGTCCAAGCCTCCCTCGAGCAGCAGGGGCCTGCCAGCATTCTTCGCCCCCTGGTACTTCTCCTCCAGCTCCGTCTTCAGTCGCGTGAACTGTTCATCGCTGAGCGCCTCGGTTCCCGACTCCCCGCCAGAGTATACGAGAGCCCCCGAAGGTCGAGCCATATTGTCGAGAAGCGCTTTGCTGAAGACGTTGGACTGATTGTGGACGTCGATGGAGTATGCCGCCGGTTCAACCGGAGACAGACCATATTGATCGTCCGTTGGGTGAAACTCCTTGATATGGAGAATGGGGAGCTGACCGCCGGCGCGTACCGTGATCGGGAACTCGACCTTCTGGTTGCCTACGGTGTAGGTGTACTTGATGGGGTATCCTCTGACGCCCGGAGTGATGGTCATGCGGTCGGGCCGCAGGATGAACAGCTCCCTGATCTCCTTGTCGAGGATGTTGGGTTCGACGTAGGAGTTGCCGGCGAGCAGCAAGAACGAATAAAGCCGCGTCAGAAGCTCCTGGCGCGACTCGAACGGGTTGGGCCGTTTCATCAGATCGAGGAAGGGGTGGGTTTCCATCTCCTTGCCTCCCTCGCGAACGAGGAAAGGCATCGCCGCAGCGGCCTCAGCGATGAGACGAACACAGCGGTAGGACACCGCATTCATCTCGTAGCTCTCTTTGGCGAGTTTGTCGAACTGTCGGGGCGTCCATTTCGGCCGTCCCATGGTCTGCATGTAGATTGCACGGCCTGTTTTGGAGGCCTTTGTCATCCGTTCCTGCATTGAAATGCCTCCGCGGTGGATAAGTCAGCTGATTGTTGCCAACATATCACACCGCGGCTTCGGCCGTCAACCTTTTTGTGGCTTACATTACGTGCGTAACGTATATTAGAGGTTGCGCAAGCGTGGTTCCGCCTGCTTTCGGTTCGATAGCTCGGCCAATGCCCACACGAGAGCGTCCATCCTGTCGGGTGATTTGCCCTCGACGGTGCCCGACGGATCGAAGTCGCACATCTGGTCTTCGAGGTCACTGAACGAGCCGACATGATGCACACGCCCCTGCTCATACAGGCCGGCGATGGGTTCAGCACGTATCCACTTGCCCTTCGATGCGCGGACCTTGATGACTTTTACTGTGGGATCGACGCCATGGATAACGCTCTCGACCATGTCGCCACCGTTGTTCACCTCGGCCACGATGGCATTCGCCTCGTGCTTGTAGTAAGCGGACACGGCTTGCGCTGCCCAGCCTTCCGGAGACCGGCCTTGCACCGTGTGATCGCCATGGATGTAGAAGTGAGCGTGGTTGGTGTTCGGGATGTCGCGGCTGGCGACGATGATACCGCACTCGTCCGAGTTGGCGTTGCCGGTGGCAGGTGGGTCGACTGCTACCACAGTCATCTGCAGGTCTTCGGGCACGTCGGCAAGCTTCTTGCGCGCCACGTCGATGAGCGGCTGATGGAACAAAGCGTTCGGGTTATCGTCGAGGATTTCAGCCGAGAGCTCCTGACGACCGAGGCGCGTGTTCTCGTACCGAGCGACAATGGCCTCACGGAACGTCTCCGCCAGGTTGTCGAGGTTGTCGTAGGTGTGGCCTTTGGTGATGAGCGTCGATTTCCGTGCGACGATCTCCTTCAGCAGCTTGGTGGGTTTGGGTGTCGTGGTGATGCACTGAACGGGACGCTTCCCCAGGCGCAGACCGAACTGCAGCTGGTCCCACGCCTCCTGCTGGTAGCGCCACTTGCAGAGCTCGTCGAGCCATGCTGCGTCATGCTGCGGACCACGAAGGCTCTCAGGGTCGTCAGCCGAGAAGATAGTTGCACGGGCGCCGTTGGGCCAGGTGAGTCGTCGCTTTGAGGGCTCATAATTTGGTCTATTCCAAGGAGGACAGACAGCGATGATACCGCTCTCACCCTCGACCATGACGTCTCGAGCGTCGCCGGCGTCCTCAGCGACAAGTGCAATCCGCCGGTAGTTGTGATGCTCGACCAGATCGCGCACCCACTCGGCGCCGGAACGTGTCTTGCCGAAGCCACGACCTGCCAGAATGAGCCATGTAAGCCATGAAGTGGAGGACGATAGGTCGGGAGGAAGCTGCTGAGGCCGGGCCCAGAAGGACCACTGGTAGTGCAGCAGCGTAGCCTCTTCGTCCGTGAGTTGGGTAAACAGCTCGACGAGTTGCTCAGGTGAACACTGCTGCCGAAGTTCGTGGAGGCTGAAGTTCGCAAGGCTCATTCTTCCACCTCCTCATAGTCAGCGTCGATCACGTCGGGGTTCCGCGGTGGGAGTGCCGGGACCGGAACGCTGAGCATCGTGGCGATCTTGTCGACCAGTTGTTCCGCTGCGCCCTCGAACTTGTGGATGTGATCGACGGTCTGCTTGTCGCCGAACTCGGTCGGCATCCGGGACTTCGCCAAGAACATGAGCAGCTGGTCCGAGTACTCCTGCTTGTGCCCGACGACTTTGCCGTCGTGGTAGATGGCGCGCTTCACGCCGTCAACACCGCGTCTGTGGACCTCAGCACGGATGACATCATCGCCGTCGGCCCGTGCGTCCTGATAGTCAGCTTCGAATTGTGGGTCTTCTTTGCGCCGTCGCTGGAAGTACTTGGTTCCACAGCCGCATGCTGCAGCAGCGTCCTTGTTCGTGACGCCCTCGCGGATCAGCGCCAGATACTGCTCGCGCATCTGGGCATCGAAGCGGCCTTTATCGTAGGCCTTTTTGCGTTTGATGGTGAGTTTCTTACCCGACGGCAGCTTTACGCGGTGCTTGGTCGGGGCAAGTGGGTCATTGACCAGTGGTTTCTTTCGCCTGGGCATGCAATGGCTCCTTCCCGAGAGATTTGAGCCATTGTGCCGAGTTTTGTGCGGTTTGTCAACGGCGACGACGTTTCCGCCGCTTCTTCCGTTGGTAGTAACGCGCATATATGTTTTCCAACCCAGCTTTGTCGGGATGACCATGGATCCAGATGCCAGTGTCTGGGCTGAAGTGCCGCCGGAAGAAATTATCGAGCCGGCTGTTGCCCGTCGCAATAGCTCTCTCGGCATCGACCAGCTTTGACAGCTCGTCATAGGCTGCGTCCGACATGATCGGCGGGAAGCCGTTCTCATAGGCCCAGGCCGCCACAGCCACTTTGATGCGACTGTGACGAACCAGCTCGGTCAGGCCTGCTGCTCCTTCGCCCCACTTCCGAGTCATTGGCCAGCCCTGGGCAGCAGCTTGACACGATCCGGGATGGGAGTAGTGTCAGTGAGAGCCGGTCGCTGGTGGCACCGTGCGATCATCGCCCAGATGGCGTCGGTCATGTCCGAGTAGTAGGGATCACTGCTGGCGGCGAACTCCGGGTGAGCGAGGGCTTCTTCGACAGCCTCTTCCAGTGTGTCGACCGTTTCCCAAGCGGCTTTGCGCTCGGCATCGTTCATGCGGTTGTTGGTTTTCATAGCGGTACTCCTTGGTTTCGCCCGAGCAGTATATCAGCAGGAGTGAGAGTTTGTCAGTACCAATACTCTCTCAAACAAGAGAAGCTAGGGGGCCAAAACCTTGGGGCTAGAGATCGGTACCGGTCCGCCGTATGGGGCCCTGTCCATGAAAAAACCGCCCGCACCATGTCAATGGCGGGGCGATCACAAATTGTTACAGAGTGGGGCAGGGGCATGTGCCCCCGCACCCGGTGCCGTGTTATGCGTCGAGCAATGCGGCGATTGCCTTGCGCGTGGTGGCGTTGTCGGCGAAGACGTGGCGTTCACCGTCCTTGAACAGCGGCTCCCACTTGTCGATGTTGCGACGGATGCGAGCGCGCAGCGTCTTGGCGTTCATGTCGTGCTGCTCGGCGATGTCAACGGTGGTGAGCGTGTTGCCCGACGCCTTCGCCTTGGCAGGTGCCTTGTCCTTCGCCGTGCGCTTCGTGGCAGGTGCCTTGGCATTGCGCTTCGTCGGCGCCTTCGTATCGTCCTGCTTCTTGCCGCGCTTCGGTGCGTTCGTCATACCCGCTGCCTTCTGACCACGTGTCACCTTGGCGACGGTCTGAGGTGCGGTTTTCTTGGTGACGCCGCGAGCACGTCCGGGGGACAGTTTGGTGACGGCGACGGTTTCGGTGGCGGGGGTGTTTTCGGTTGCGGTGGTCATATCGTGTTTTCCTTTTATCACGGTGTTGGCGAGACGCGGTATTGCGTTTCGATGATTTGAATATACGCACTCCCAATGCCGTTGTCAACGGATCGAGGCAAGATTTATTTTATTTCTCCGTTGGGGTTTGGTTCCCGTTGACATTCGGTCTGCAATCGGATAGGCGCGAGCGCAGGTCCGAGATAGGGCAAGATGCTTGACCCATCACCTGCGGTGCCGCGGGCTGCGGCCCTGGCTGCGTAGAGCTTAGACCTATGGCCCTGGCTAGGCAGAGCTACCGGCAACTAGGGCCCTGCCCCAACGCGGCCGCGCGCACGTATGGCCGTATGCCCCGGGGCTTATTTGCAGTCTCTACTGTCAGTCCCAGATGCGGCCATACCGGCCCTAGAGTCTACTGATCCACAGGAGGCTAGTGCATCACCGTTTCGCTTTCGGGACTGTCGGCTTTCAGCTCCCGGACACGTTCATTCAGCTCTGCCATGTCCATACCTTCGAGCAGCAGGAACGCCAGCTCCTTGGACGACATATCGGCCGCTTCCTGCATGAGTTCCGCCATCACGGCCTCACGCCATTCAGCTGGCACTCGTTCGATGTCCGCAGGCTCATCACTATTCCTGGCAAGCGGGTCAATTCCCGAAACCTCCTCAGTTCCCGAAATCCTCGCCCGCTCAGCTGCGGTGAAAAGCTCCGTGATGTACTTGTGCTCGTAGCTGCTTGCCGGGCCCATAGTGACGAAGTGATCCATGGCCTGGTCGTATGTGTCGAACGGACCGGTAAATTCCTGGTCAGCGTTCAGGCCGCCAATCGGCTTGGTGATGATGATCCACTGCATCAGATCAACCCCGCATTGCTAAGGCCGTTGTAAGCGTCGCGGATGCGGAAGTAATGAGTGACATCATCCTCATCCAGCCCCTCGAGCAAACGCCCAGCGATGACACCGCGCATAGCGTCGAGCATATGCCCAGCCTCCCGCGTCATCATCAGTTCGACAGCCTCACGGAGCAGTGCCAACGGCACCTGACCATTCACGACCAGTGCCAGCTGGTTCCAGCCGGACCCGCCAGCCTCGTCACATTCGACCGCATGTTCGATCAGGTGCTCAACGGCATCCTCGATCAGGTTCGGCATATCCGCGATCTGCGGGAACCGGTTACGGATTTGTTCAGCGACAGTTGCCATTGCAACCTCCTACGTTTTTCGTTTCAACACATACACGATACAAGACTATAATCGCCATTTCAACAGAAATCCCACCGCAAGCAAGATTTTTCAATCCGCAGGTTTACAATGGCAGACAAAGTCTTTATACTGCAATTCGATCAACACTGGAGCAACATCGAATGGAGACAATCACCCTCAAACACATATGCCGCGAGTACGACCTCGACGCATACCCCCTGCGGCAAAAGCTCAGGGCAAACCTCAAGCACAAACGCAACCAGCGCTGGAAGTGGAAGCCGGACGACCCTCAGTTGGTCGAAGTCCGGGCACTGGCTGCACAGATGAAGGAGAAGGCACATGGCCAAGACAAAGACTAGCGGCATCGAAGCCGAGTACGTTTCCTCACCTACGCGGACTCCGCGGTACCACCCGTTCTTCAGCACCAACAATGCTGACGGCGAGAACGTGCGGTTCTTCACTCACGCCTTTCGCACCGCCTACGCAGCCCACTACTGGCTGGACACAATCATCACCGCCTGCGCGGACTCATGCACTCAATCCTGGAAGGACGAGTACACGCTGGTATTCACGCACCGCGATACCGGCTTCACGCTCAGCATCCGCGAGCATCACATCCAAGACGTCATCGAGTACGAACCCACCAAGGAGGAAGCCGAATGGACCCCACCATACCCCGACAGCGCCCAGCTCGAACGACTGACCCACTTCTGGGACCAAAGGTCGTTAGCCTCGCACAATACCGACTCCGAAGAGAATACGACCGACTCTTCCCCGGAGCCCGAGCCTTCCAAGAAAGCCTCCAAGCCCAAAACGCCGAACAGGCACCGCAGCCAGAAGGAAGCCCCATCGGGCATGACGACGGTAGCGATCCTGGCAGCGGAAGCTGGTATCCCTGCGAACAAGGCCCGACAGATGCTGCGCAAAGCTGGTATCAAGAAGCCGGAGGGGGGCTGGACGTTCAAGACCTCGGACCCGACTGTCAAGACGATCACCGAACTCTTCGGCAAAGGCTGATCGAGAACGGCATCATCCTGCCACTGAGCCTGCTCATCTTGTTCGCTCAGTTCTACCCGCTCATACACTGGATATGGTCCCTCTTTTGAGGGGCCTTTTTTCTTACGTTTGGTACGAAATCGACTCACGTTTCATACCATGAACTTACTCACGACTTATACCATGTGCTTGAATGCACTCTTTTTTACATACCATTTCACGATTTATTCAATATCATCAATGCCCTCGCTCAAATCCTCGATTGCATTCTCCACAGGAAAACGCCTACCTATTTCCGCGACTTGGTACAATATGTAAGTCGATATGGTATTCGACGTGAGATGCGACGGTATTCGACGTAATGCCCAAGGGTTTCATGCCTAAGTCATTGTTTTCACACGGCAGAACATATTTTCCGGTAGTATGTTGAGTTCCAGTGTCGATGAATGGTATAAGTCGTGAGTTAGTTTTGACGAAAGGACACGAGATGGACGACATCAAGCAGGCACTGCGAGGCCTCGGCATTCGCAACAAACGCAAGAACAGGAATACCCATGTCACCGCGCTCCAGGCGTACTTCGACTTCAAGGACTCCCGCGCCGCCCAGACACGTTCACTGTGGGCATTGCTGTTCAAGGATGCGAAACCCACCATCACCATCCCGATGTATCTCTGCTACGTCGAGGGCTGGACGCACAAGGACTTCTGCGAGGAGTTCGACATCACCAGCCCGACATACTACCGGTGGGTGACATCGCTGGAGATACCGCGGAAGTACCGCGACAAGATGCACGAGGTCATGGACGACTTGGACCCGAGTGACCTGGACCTGTTCCTGCAGGCCAAGGAGAACGAGCAGCAATGGAGTACCGTCGGCAAAACCCGAACCTACAAGCCGTCGAGAAAACTCACCCAGAACGCCTACCGCGACATGAAGGACAAGGGCTATGTCGATGCTCGCGATCACGGGCGCAACTTCCACAGGGTGCGAATGCAACTGCTCGCGCTCGCGAAGGACTGGGGCTGGCTCGAGGAAGAAGATGGCAGGGGCATATTCATCAAGGACCCTGACTATGTCCGGCCCGATCACAAGCGCGTCAAATTCAAGACCATGAAGGACGCAGATTAACGGCGTTGACCTGGCACACGTTCGTCTTGTATAACGTAACTGCCTCAAACAAAGGAGACATCCGATGGCAAACGCAACTACCACCGTCAAGCTGCCGTTCAAGAAGGAGACGAAGAACATGCTCCAGTATCAGGCACCCGATGACGACAAGGGCACCTCGCCGATCCCGACCCTCTATGTCCGGAAGGACGTGTTCGACTCCACGAAGGAGTGGCCGCCGTTCCTGAAGGTCACGGTCGAAGGCCTGGCGAAGTGATCGACTACGCCTCCATCGAGCGGCGCATCGCTGCTCACTACCTCCGCCACTTTGGCACAACCACGGGACGCATAACATCCAAGGTCCCCAGCTTCAAGGAGCTTCCCATGAACGTCACCAACCTCAACCGCGATGATCTGACCGATACCGAGATCGAGCTGTCCCAGCTGGTCTTCGCGCACTACCACTCGAACCCGAAGCCGGGTCAGCGCTCGCGTGTCAGCGACGAGTTCGCCCGGAACATGCGCGGCGACGAAGCCTGCCTGATGCGGCTCGCCACGCTCATCGCCAAGATGGTCGCACCGGAACATGCGGACAAGGTCGGCGAAGTCGCCGGCTTCTACATCACCCCCGCCCGTCCGACCGGTTCCATCAGCGACCTTCTCAAGTCGCTCCTCGATGGCGTCGAGCCCAAGCCCGTCGAAATCCGTATCACCCTGCAGGACCTGCTCGACGCCCCGGTCAAGGACCCGCTGTTCGGTCACGTCAACCCGCTCGTGCTCTGGGCCCATGCGTTCCGCGAGCTGCAGGCGTACTACTCGGACGTGACGTTCGACCACCAGTATGCCGAGGTGGATGATGACAACTACCGCCCGGGCATCCACGGCGATGGCATCAACATCGTCTCTGTCAACGGCGCCATCATCGCGGTGCTCATCCGGAACAACCTGATGGACGAGGACTACTTCGAATGGCTCGCCACCGACCAGGACGAAGACGGCTGGGTGTTCTCCCGCGGCGGCATTGATGGCTGAGCTGATACTCGGCATCTTCTGGTCGGCATGGACGGTATATCTCGCCGCCATGTCGATCAGGAACACCCGCGAGAAGCGCATCGGGTACTTCCTCAGCGCCTGCGTCTGCGGCTACACCGCCTACCTTCTCATCAACTGAAACCAAGGGGCGGGGGTCAAATCCCGCCTCTTTCTTTTTGGAGCAAAACCATGACCGACTACAACTTCTACCGCGATGGGGGCAGCAGCGAATGCCGCGTGTCTGTCTACTCGCCCTACATGCCATCGACCATGCGTCAACTGGCGACCACACTCATCACCGAGTACGAGCCCATCGCCGAGGTCAACGCACTTGTGGAACGGCCTCAGCGCTGGATTGACGACACGCCCATCGAGGCGGTCACTGCGTCGATCAACGAGGAGCTGCACATGCTGCTGACTCGCGAGGAGAACAAGGCCTTCGCGACAGGCACACGAGGCGACGAGCCTCAAGGCGTGTTCACGAGCACGAGCTATCAGCGCGTGACAGGACAGCTGAGCAGTGACGCGCTCATCTCGTTCGTCTATGCGCTGAGCGTTCGTCATCGCAGCAAGGCGTCCTGGCTGACGCATCCTGACACGCTGCGCGACCTCAAACGCATCACTGATGGCGATGGGCGCTTCGTCTATCAGGCGCCGCCGTGTCACGGTGTGCCCGGTCGTCTGTTCGACTGGCCGTTGTTCGAGGATGACCAGGTGCCGCATCGCAGCCTCGCTTTCGGTGGGTTCCGCGAGGCGTACCAGATCGCTTCGGCAGCCGAGACTGTCATCACCCGCGACCCGTTCAGCAAGAAGCCCATGGTCCTGTTCCATGCGCGCCGCTGCGTGAACGGAATGCCCATGGACCACGATGCCCTGAAGGTGTTCAGCTATGACCATGACCGTTGAGCAATACCGTGCCAACCTGGCGTTCCTCAAGGAGAAGTCGCTGGAGTACCCACACGCCTGCCGGACGAAGGTCAAGTTCCCGCGTCCCGATGACGTCTCCCGACTGATGCAGCTCGACTTCGTGTCGGCGCCGCTGATGAAGGAATGCGAATGGCGGTTCCGTACCGCCGAGGACATGCACCGTTTCAAGATGAATTATACCACGCTCGACAACAAGAGTTGAGCTAGCTTCCGGAAGCAGACCACTATTGACGTGAGCGCTGCTTCCGGATACAGTCTTCTTGTATCAACACGAGGAGACTGAAATGAACGCACCCCTTCGCCCCAACCCGACGATGACTGCTGCCCTGCGCGATCAGGCTGGCGCCATCTACAATGCGTGGCTCAATGGCAACAAGGCGACAGCCCGTGCCATGCTCGCGCAGGTCCCCCACGAACGCACCGCCTACGTGACCATGACGATGACCGTCTTGGCAGTTCACGAGGGGCGGCAGTACGAGTTCACCCAGTTCATCGAAGGAGCAACCCAATGAACCAAGCACCCCAGTATGCCGTGCTGTTCAGAGGCGAGTGGTCGATCTGCCACCTGGTGCTGTGCACCGAATACACGACCGACGACACGCCCTGGTCTGACACTCCCATGTGGTCTCGTGTTCACGACACCGCCCAAATCTGTCCCTTTGACATGGCCGATCATGTCATCCCACTCAAGGAGCCGAACTGATGACCCGTCGCATCAAGAAAAAACCCGCATACAAGCCCACCACCGACACCTACCCCGTGTTGCAGGAGGCCTACGATCACTTCAACGCCGTGATCTTCGACGGCCTGCTGCCCGACTGCCTCATCACCTTGAGCAACGAACTCCGGAGTGCATACGGCTACTACCGGAACCACCCGTTCAAGGGCACGAAGCACAAGGACGCATCGGCGGACGAAATCTCGCTCAACCCATTCACGTTCGCAGGTCGCACGGATCGGGAAATCTACTCGACGCTCGTCCATGAGATGGTGCACTTGTGGCAGCATCACTTCGGGCAGGACAACAAGAAAACCGCACACGACAAGGAGTGGGCGAACAAGATGGAGGAGATCGGACTGATGCCGTCCTCCACAGGCGCACCTGGTGGCAAGCGCACCGGTCGTCGCGTGTCGCACTACATCATCGAGGGCGGCGCGTTCGATCTGGCTGAGCAGAAGTTCAAGGGCAAGATCGAATGGCGCGGTGCTCCCATCGAGCGCATCAAGAAAGGCAGCAAGCGCACCAAGTACACCTGCCCGCAGTGCGAACTCAACGCATACGCCAAGGCGGACGTCATGCTGCTGTGCGGCGAATGCTCCGAGGAGTCGGGCGACCTGGTAGTGATGGAGGCGTGATGCTTCGGTACCGCATCAAATACACATGGCCCGACGGCAAGGTCCGCTATCGTAAGGATGGCGGGCTTTGCAAGAGTCCGGAAGACGCTTCGGTATTTACCTTGATCGAGACGTCTGATATACTGAGGAAGTCCCGTGACGCTAAATTGGTATGGGACATCGTAACCACCAAGGAGCGCATCAATGACCCGCATCAACGTCGTCCCCGTAACCGAGCTGACTGACAAGCACCTGCTCGCCGAATACCGCGAACTTCCTCGCGTCTTCCGTGCTGCACAAAAATGGCATCGCAAAGGCGGCAACGTCGATGACCTGCCGGACACGTATCGCCTCGGCACCGGTCACGTCAAGTTCTTCTATTGCCGATTGCAGTTCTGCTACCTGCGTCAGCGCGACCTCTATGCCGAGTGTCGTCGCCGCGGGTTCAACGTCACGCTCAAGCCCAATCGCAAGCAGCTCATGGGCAATGTGCCTTCCTGCCTGCAGCGTGACTACACGCCTACACGCGAAGCGCTGCGCATCAATCGCGAGCGCATTGCGACACGCCTTGACGAAGCAGCACAGCGACGCACAGCGAGCGCGTGACTGTCCTTCGCTGCATTCGATGACATGACCTGCCTGAGGAACGTCCTAGCGCGTCCTCAGGCTTTCTTTTTCTCGAGGAATGTGCGACGATCCTTGCCCCGACCTCGGGACACCTTGCGCAGGTTCAATTCCGCCGCCGCCTTGCGGATTGACAGTTCGCTGATCGACCGAGTGTCGGCATTCTTCAGCAAGCTGTGGTAATTCACCTCGTCATCCTCACCCATCATCTCACGGATCAAATCAGCCGCGATGTTCTTGGACGACTCGTCCTTCTGGTTAGAGGTACTCAGGATGTCGTCGGACGTGTAGTCCATGCGTCCTTCATACGTGAGCTCTGAGCGGTTCTTCCGCGTGAGCGTATCAGGCAGCCCCTGGATCGTGTAACCCAATGAACCAAAGGGAGCACTCAAGTTGTTCTTGGTGCAGGCGACAACGCGCATGTCTGGTTCTTCAGGATGCCACCCGATGGTTGCGATGATACGAGCAACGCCCGCAAACGCAATCGACCCCCCACCAGCATACAACGCCTTGCCGCCATGTGACTTGTTGAGGTGACGGACCAGGTTGAGCGAGAAGTTGAACTCGATGGACAGGTCCTTGAACACTTGCAGCGCCTGCTGTGTCTCGGACGCCTTGTATGTGTCGGCACTGCCAACATAGATGTTGATGGGGTCGATGATAACGATGTCTGGCTTGAACACCTCGAGCACGTCATCAGCCAGCGCGTCGATGCTGTCGGGATCACTGACGCTGAACGGCTGCTCGAGCTGCACGTAGTTTTGGAAGTTCTTGAGCCCGTTGTCGATCAAGCGGTTCTTCGTCACCGCACCTGCGGAGTTCTCCATGTCGCAGTACAGGACGCGCATCGGTTTTCGGGTGTGCTTCTTCGGGTCTTCCCAGGGCAGCGGCTTACCATCGCATAGCGCAATGCAAATCCACATTAGCCAGTACGACTTACCGACACCAGGATCACCCTCCCACATGGTCGTCTGCTGAGGAGCCATCATACCGTCGATGATCCACGGGATGTCTTCCTGCTCGACCTCGGCCATTGTCTTGAACGTGAAGCGCTTCTTCTGCGGGTCACCGTCATCGTCCTTCCCGCGATCCGCCATGACGTTCGTAGGTTGCTTCTTGGCCAGCTTCTTCGAACCGCCTACATGGCGATCCATCGCTTTGTCGATCTCACGCTCCAGCTGGCGTTCGCCGTCACGACGCTCGGCATGCTTGTTCCATGCGTTGTCCCAAAGCACCGTGAATATCTCGTCCTTCGACATGCCGACTTCCATCAGCTCATTAACGAGTTTCCACAGGACCTCCGAGCGTTTGCCGCGTTGCACTCGAGGATTGGTCAGCTCGCGACGAACCCAGCGCGGCAGGTCGCTTTCGTATTCGTCATAGATGGCAGCTGCGTCACCACCCTCCTGTCGACCGTCCTCGGTCTCGACTTCGGGCACCATCTTCTCGAGGCGTTTGAGCTGATAGCGCGGGCCATCCTTCCACAGGATTTTGACCCACGGCTTCGCCTTGTATTTGTGGTTCTGTGTTCCCGGGACGCGCAGCACTTGCGTTCGATCCCATCCCGACGTGTCAGCACCGATGAAGTAAGCGACACGACGATTGAGCTCCTCCGTCACGGGCCCGTCACATAGCCACCAACCAACATAGCGTCCGGGCGAAGACTCGATAGCGATGGTGGGTTTGAGGGAGAGCGTGTTCGGATCGCATTCGTCAAGGTCAGCATACACCCAGTGTGGATCGACCGAGCAATCCTTGTGTCTGCGTTTGCGGGAAAAACCATGTGCGGACATATAGACGTCATGGTCCTTCGACTTCGCCGCGGCAAAGGCAATCGCCTTGCGGATGTCACGACGATGGAAGAACGTATCCTTCCACTTGCCCTGTACTTTGGTGTTCTTTGTCGAGGTTGAAATACACAGGAAGTCGCCGGGCGCTTCGTTCCAAATGAGTTTGATTGTTTGCATGTCGCCCCTACGTGTCATTGTTGCTCGGCCTCCCGATACGATATTGTGGTCTCTCGTTGGATTTGGAGACCCATGTGTTCCGCGACTCGTCCGTGTATTGGCCGATGTCCATTGAGTTGGTGTGATACCGCACTGATCGTAATACCGATCTTGCGGGCGAGTTCACCGACGCCGCCGGCTTCATCACACAGTTCCCTCAAACGAGCGCGGGCTTGCTCTTCTGTGATAAAGCCCTCATTCATGGCAGGTTTTCCCCGGTTGACTTCGATGTGACTTGACATTAAACTGGTCAAGCGATCTCGTCAACTGTGAAAGGCTTCCAATGAACATCGTACTTGAAGGACCCGATGGATCGGGTAAGTCAACGCTCGCTCGTGTTATATTGCAACACGTTCCCGCGTTGGCATATACGCCGGGCGAAGGACCTCCCAAACACCCGGGCGAAATGGTCGAACGTGTCGAGCGCTACCTGCGCCTCGATAACTGTCTCTTCGACCGGCATCCCTGCGTGTCGCAACTGATCTATGACCAGTTCCGGACGAAGGGTGAAGGCATCCCGCAACCGCTCGTCAATCAGTTCTATGCGTCGAAGCCTTTCTTCATCTACTGCTATGGTCGTGCGGGGGCACACGTCGCCGATCACAGTCATGCCGACACGCCGGAGCACCTGGCGATGATCGAGAAGCATGACGACAACATCCGCAACGCCTACCACGAGTGGGCCAACGGTCATGTGCCGGTCATGTACTGGTACTCTGTCGAGGACCCTGGCCACGTGGCTTCGGCCCAATTCATCATCGACTCCATCAAGAAGGAACTGTCCCATGCCGAATAAGCTCTATCGCCACGTCAAGACGGGCAACATCTACGAGGTCCTGTCCGAGAACGGGAAGCTCGAAGCCAACTGGGAAGATGCGGTCATGTATCGCCGCTATCAGGAGCCCGGCAGTCCGATCATCGCACGGTCACACGCCGAGTTCTTCGATGGTCGCTTTGAGCCCATGGGCCCCGCGAACTCGGAGCCTGTGTTCGACCCGTTGGCAGACATCGCCGAGTTCCACACCAGGTTCGACCTGCCGGCGTTGCATCCCATGGGTGCACTCGACAAGGAGACGATGGAGTTCCGCCGCAAGTTCTTGCAGGAGGAGCTCGACGAATGGTGGAAGCATCAGTGCGCAGCGTATGACGAGACGACGCGCCCGCTGCTTCACCGCGACGAAGCGAACTACACCTACCACCTCGAGGAGGCGCTCGACGGCATGATCGACCTGGCCTATGTCCTGTTCGGCACCGTCTACCTTCACGGCTTCCAGGACGTCTTCGCCGAGGGCTGGCGTCGTGTCCATGCTGCGAACATGCAGAAGGTTCGGGCCGAGCTCGTCACCGACAGCAAGCGCGGATCGTCGCTCGACGTGGTGAAACCCGCCGGCTGGGAGAAGCCAACGCACACCGACCTGGTCGAGTGCAACGACATCCACCAATCCCACTCAGATCGAGCGTGAGACAAACGGCGTTGTATTCGGTCGAGTGATCGAGTACAATGCTCGGAAGGAGGTTCATCATGGACACAAGCAAGAAACAGATCGAAAGCCCCGAGGACTTTCACATGGCGATGAGCGCGGTGCGTTCCGCCATGGAGTTGCTGAGCACGTTCGATTGGCAACACCTCGCCGATACCATCAACCTGTTCGAGGGTGCGGGATCGGTACTCAACCCCCAGATGTTCATCGAGATGCAGAAGGACCCACAGTGGGAGCAGAAGAAGCAACTGTTCCGTGCCGCTGCCGAGTTCACCGCCCACCTCGAGGACATCCGGAAGCAGTTGGGGGGTTCCCGATGAAGGATGAGTGGATCAAATTCTGCCTCGACATGATGGCGACACCTGCCGACGAGGTATCGGGTGCTCGCAAGATCATCAGCAACGTGACCCGCACCTTCACAGACATCAGCGACGACCTGGTGATGGAGGATGCGGGTTATACCAAGTCGAAGATGTCCATGCTCAAGCGGCTGTATCTCGTCGAGGAGTCGCAGCTCGCTGTCGTCCCTCTGTGGGACAAGCGCCTGAAGCAACGCAAATATGGCAGCGTCTCGTTCACCTGCCACGGACACGTCACGAAGTCCGACCCGAACAAGGGGAGCAAGCGAGCCTCCGTGCTCACGCCGTGCATCCAGTCGATGTCTCTGACATACCATGGGAACCACACGACCGAAGCTCATGCGTACTACCGCACGACCGAGGTCTTCAAGAAGTTCCCGGCGGACCTGGTATTCATCCGAGACGTCCTGCTGCCGCCGTTCGACTTCGAGCCTGCTCCCCTTACCAAACTGACCTTCTTCTTCGCCAACGTCACGGTGCATCCCATGTACTTCGCGACACTGGCACCGAACCTCGAGGACCCGATTGCGGCGCTCGAGGCAATCGAGAAGGTCGATCCCCATTTCTGGACCTGGTGCGTCAAGTGGACAGCGCGCTATACCATCGACGAGTACCATCGTGGTATCCAGAAATATGCCCAAGGCATGCGTGTCCACACCATGTTCCACAAACTCATGGACCCCGACATCCTCGAGGAACTGACCGAGTACGTGGGCGACAACCATCCGGGTATGAACAGCGACTATGTTGATCCGGACGAAGAAGGAGACGACTGATGGCCCGACGCAAGGCACCTCAGAACAAGGCACACACCGCGGCACCCGAGAACAAGGAGCCGTTCACCGAAGACGATGAGCCTCAGACCGAGGACATCCCCGCCGAGGAGATCGAGGAGGGCGATCCCGACGAGGGTGACGATGACGACATGCTGACCGCGTTCGCCGAGAAGGACGCACAGCTGCGCCGCCTGCTGAAGGCGGAGAACAACGAGTTCAATGGTGTGCTCGGGCGCCGTGAGCTGCGCCGTGTTGCCGACAGCATTCGTGCTGAGCTTCGCGGTGACAAGGAAGTCGACATGGGAGGCAATGAAGATGGAGCATGAACGGATCATGCCGTTCAACTACCTGAGTGGCAGGGACACGTTCCAGCGCATCCGCGCACATACATGGAACCTGTTCCTGGCACAAAGCCACAAGGTGCATACCGAGAAGTGGCAGGGAGTTGACATCAGCGGCAAGCCTGAGATGGCGAGCTACGAGCTGATGAACTACACCTTCACGCATGACCTGCTAGGCAACGGTGACCTGCAGCACTGGCGTGATGACGTTCAGCCCAACCTGCCTTGGGCCGACGATCACTTCGAGGAACGTGTCTGTGGTCAGCCCATCAACCCGGGCCTCGAGTGGGCGAATTGGCCTTGGGGCAACAGCGCCTCGCGGTTCCTCGACGAGAACGGCATCTTCAACCACAACTACATGGAACGCTACTGGCCCAAACATGCTGGCAAGTCGGCAGGTCCCACAAAAACACCGAGCGAGTTCGTGCGAAGTTACGAGCAGTTCCGTGAAGACGTGGACTACAACCTCGACAAGCAGGGGTCGCATCGCGGTATCCGCAACGAATATGGAGACCTCAATGACCTCGTGCAGTCGCTCGCCAAAAACCCGCTCAGCCGCCAGGAATGGTTCCCGATCTTCCACCCGGAAGACGTTGGCGATGTTGTCGGCGGTCGCAAGCCGTGTAGCCTTGGCTACCAGTTTTGGGTTCGTGGTGGGCGTCTGCATGTTTACTACCCCCTACGGTCTTGCGATTTCTTCCGCCATATGCCGGATGACATCTACCTCACCATTCGCCTGTTGATCTGGGTCCTCAATCGTTGTCGGGAGATCGACGAGGCCTGGTTCGACGTTCACCCGGGGACGTTCACGATGCACTGCACCAGCTTGCACGTCTTCGCCAATGACATGGTGCAAATGAAGAAGGAAGGACCGAAGACATGAAGGGCACCGAGTTTCCCGAAGCCACGATGAAGCTCCTCCCACCGGAGGGGCATGAGGAGGACGTGTATCCGCTGCACGTCTGGCGACATCCTGAAGGCGGCATGGTCATCAGCAAATGGCGTATGACCTGGCGCGAGCGTTTGTCCTGCCTGTGGAATGGCTACGTCTGGTTCCATTGCTGGGGCAACACCCATCCACCCATGACCATCGAAACGGCGTATCCGTTCGAGAAGCGCTTGCCCTTTGGGCTTGGCATTCGTCGCTCGATCATCTTCGTGGTCCTGCTCACCGCACTCGTGCTCGCCGGCACGGTGTTCCTCTACTTCTCGGAGACGTACTGATGAAGCACATGATGATTGACATTGAGACCCTCGACACGGCTACCACAGCTGTTGTCCTTCAGGCCGGCTGGTGCCTGTTCGATGAGGACAACGTGGGCGGGCCCGTCGTCATGGGACTCGACCTCGACGAGCAACTGCGCAAGGGTCGCACGGTGAATGCCGAGACCCTCAAGTGGTGGATGCAGCAGCCCGACATCGCTCGGGAGAAGGTGTTCATGCCGGAGAAGGTGTATCCCATCGCCGACCTCGCCACGCGCCTTCGCATGATCCTGCACAATGGGACAGTCGACCACGTCTGGGCTCACGGACCGCAGTTCGACATCGCAACGCTGAAGCACCTGCTGGGCTGCGAGCCTTGGCACTATCGTTCGATACGTGACACGCGCACACTCGCTGATCTGGCTCCTTCAGCGCACAAGCCGGCGCCTATCACGAAGCACGACGCCGGCGACGACGCAGTCGCTCAGGCTCAGTGGGTGCAGAACATCTGGCGGCACATTGGTTGGCCCCATGGTTGGGAGCAAGGCCAATGAGTTTGCAAACCATCACTGCTCGGGAGCTGGGCGAAATGGACTTCGGGGAAAAGGACCTGGTCATGAAGTATGACCATAAGTCCCGCACCTTCGACATCTATGCCTACGGTCTCAATGTCGACCCCTACTCCATCGAGAGGAGTCGGATTGACAACCCCCTTAAACTGCTTCACTGGTGCTGCCACTTGGCGGGCAAACGGTGGATGAGCAAGCACGACCTCAAGCGCTTTATCCACTTGGTGAACACCAAACTGAAGATGGGGGCTGAAACCTATGAGACCTAGTCGTCCACAGATGTTCATGGAGATTGCTCATGTCGTGGCCAAGCGCTCGACCTGTATGCGTCTCAACGTCGGCGCCGTGATCGTGCAGGACCGCAGGATCGTGAGCATCGGCTACAACGGGGCGCCTGCGGGCGCTCCTCATTGTGCGGGCAACGATTGCCCGGGCAAGCATCACTGCCATGAAACGATCCATGCCGAGGACAACGCGCTGCGCCACCTTCCCGCCGGCCTGCGCACCCGGAATAATCGTGTGGCGGAGCTCGACCTCTACGTGACCGACAGCCCATGCAAGGCATGCTTCGAGAAGATACTCGATCACCACGCCCATGTCCGTCGCATCTTCTTTGCCAATCCCTACCGCATCAATGACCACCTCGTTGGGCACGGGCGGGATATTGGCATTTACAGAGTGACGCCGGCAGGTTATATTGTCGACTGGGAGACAAAGGAGCTAGTCGACGTTGAAACGTAGAACCCGCCAACAACTCGAAAAGGTCGCGGTCATTACCGAGAGTCCGGACGATTGTCGTCGGACATGGGATGCAGTCGAGTACATCATGGAGCCACTCGAGGAGCGCTATGACGTTACCCGAATTTCCGTGCTCGACACCGATCCCAAAAACGGCAAGGCCGCGACCAAGACGGAAATCAAGAACGCTCGCGATGACGTGATAGGCGCCATTGCGGGCTTCAAGTATGTGGTGATCGTCGGCAACACGCCGCTACAGGTCATCACTGGCAAGGCCGGCATCAGCAAGTTGCGCGGGCGTCCCATCAAGCAGGATGGTCACATCTTCCTGCCGATGAATAACCCCGGCATCATCCGACACGACGACAAGCAGGAGACCCTGCTTAACGCCGACCTTCAGTTCTTCGATGACATGGTCAAGTTCGGTGGGATACCCGAAGCCAAGGACCTGCACTTCCGCATCGTCATGTCCGATGATGACGTGGAAGAGATGATCGCCGATCTCCGAGGCGCCGTGTCCTACGACATCGAGACGACGCAGCTCTACCCCTGGCAGACCCAGAAGCTGAATGATCGAACGGGCGAGTGGGAATTGAACCCGGAACCCAAGATCGTCAGCCTTGGCTTCGGTACAGCTCGCAATCAATGGTGTGTGCCGGTCAATCATCCACAGTCTCCCTGGACGCAGGACGAAGTCGAGGAGATGATGGATCGCATCACGGAGAAGCGTGACGACTTCTTCCTGATTGCGCACAACGGGAAGTTTGACCTTCTGTGGACATGGGTTCACCTGGGCGTCAAATGGGAGCTCGACTTCGACACGATGCTGGCGCACTTCCTTCTGGACGAGAACATGCGTCACGGCTTGAAGTATCTCGCTCAGGTTTATTGCGGTGCACCCGACTGGGAGATCGACCTGACCGAAAAGCAGGGCATGAATGTCCCGTTGAAGAAGCACTGCAAGTATCTCGCCCACGACTTGTACTACACCCGCAAGCTTCGCTACGTCTTTGGCAAGATGCTCAAGGACGACTGGGAGGTCAAGCGGGTGTTCGACAAGATCATGATGCCGTGTGCCAATCTGTTCGTCGAGATTGAGTATGATGGCGTCTTTATCGACATGGACCAGTTCGGTGAGGCCGAGGAAGTGTTGCGTGAGCAGTACGAGGCGGCACTTGCTGAGCTCGAAGAATGGGAGCCCGATCACTATGTCAAGAAGAACGGTGACGTCTACTACTTCAAGGATGCACGACGCAAAAACGACCCCACCCGATTTAACTGGGGTTCCACTGACCAGCTCCGGTGGTTGCTGTTCGACCACCTCGGTATTGAGCCTCTTGATAAAACGGATGCGGGAGGCTATTCAACATCTGAGTCGGTTATTAAGAGACTCGATCATCCCTGCACTGAGGCGCTTCTTCGCTTCCGTGCGGCGAAGCAGCAGCTATCGTTCTTCATCGACGGTTGGAAGCCTTTCCTCCATCAACAATCCCGCGGCTTCTACCTCCACCCATCGTTCAAGCTACACGGGACAGTCACGGGGCGCCTATCTTGCGAGCATCCGAACTTGCAGCAAGTGCCACGCGACCCGCGCATCCGCTCCCTCATATCGGCCGAAAAAGGTTGGACGCTCATTCAGTGTGACCTGTCTCAGGCCGAGCTGAGGATCGCCGCTGAGCTCGCTCGTGAGCCGGCAATGATCCACGCCTTTACGCACGGCATCGACGTTCACTGGCTCACTGCTATTCGTGAGATCGAACGTGGCGGCGGGCTCAAGGACTTGGTGATCGGGACTGCGTGTCGCATCAAAGGCAAGAACGACATGCGCTATGCCGACGCCATCCAGGTGTTGCTCGAGGTCGGTCACGAAGTTGCCACAGAGGTCGAGAAGGAATGGAAGGAGTATCGCAAGAAAGCGAAGGCGGTGAACTTCGGCTACCTCTACGGCATGTGGTGGAAGAAGTTCAAGATATACGCTCGCGACAACTACGGCGTGAACGTGACCGACGAGGAAGCCGAGGCATCGCGCACCACGTTCTTCGACAACTACGCCGCACTGCCTGCATGGCACAAGCGACAGAAGAAGTACGCCCGTCGTCATGGCTTTGTCAAGTCGCTGTCAGGTCGCAAGCGTCGACTGCCTGAGGCGAAACACGCTGACGACACGCCTGAGCGTCGAGCAGCAGAGCGCCAGGCTATCAACTCGCCTGTGCAATCGTTCGCAAACGAAGTGAACCTCATGGCTGCGATACAGCTGCGCAAGGAGTACGGTCGCAATGTCGTCAAGATATGCGGCACAGTGCACGACGCCGTGTTGTTCCGCGTTCGCAATGACATGGTCGAGGAGGTCTACACCCGGATGCTCGAGATCATGCAATGGCCCGACTTGATGGACGAGTTTGACATCGAGATGGTCGTTCCCATCGAAGCCGACGGCGACCTCGGTCCTTGGGGCAAATCAATCAGCCTCGAGAAAGCGCGCAAGGTGGCTGACATTCACAAGCTGTCTGTGGGTCAGCTGCTCGACAAATACCCAGTGTCTGCGATACAAGAGCAATGGAAGGAAGCTGCATGAGCAGGAAGGTTTACAAGGACAGGACGGCTGCATCCCACTGGCCGCCTGAGGATTGTGTCGATTGTGGGAAACCAACGAAGTTCTGGGTAGCAGGAGGTCACTACCCGCTCTGTCTCAAATGTGCCAAACTACCCAAGGCGGGTCACGGTGCCAAGAAATACCTGGAAAGGATGGGTCAATGTCTGAAGGATTTAAAGTCAGCCAATCGAAAGTCAAAACCTACCGGAGGTGCCACCAAGCGTACCACTACCGGTACGTCGAAAAGCTCCGCAAGAAAGGGAAGTCGAGGCCGCTCCAGTTCGGCACGATGATCCATGAAGCGCTCGAGCGTCACTTCAACGGCGACGACCCGATGGCGTACTTCGAGGAGCTGCGCAATGACGTGGCAGCCATGAAGCTGTTTGCGCAGGAGCGCGATGAGTATGGCGACATCCTCGAGGACACCCAGGACATCATCGCCGACTATCTCGAGTACTGGGACAGCGACAACCTGCGCCCAGTCCGGAAGGCACGTCGGGGTGCTGAGCACACGTTCGAGATCGAGCTGTTCCCCGGTATCATCTGGAACGGCAAGATCGACGCAATCGCCAAGACGCCGAATAAGCTGCGCTGGCTGGTCGAGCACAAGACGTACTCCCGCAAGCCCAATGACGACGACCGTTGGCGCAACCTCCAGTCCGTCACGTACTTCCGGGCAAACGACATCCTTGGGTGGCAACCGCTCGATGGCTGCGTGTGGGACTACATCAAGTCAAAGCCGCCGGCACTGCCCGGTACGCTGAAGGACGGAACGCTCAGCACCAAGAAGATCGACACGCTGCCGTCCACAGTTGAGCGAGTGATCGCTGAGCACGACCCGAAGAAACTCGGCAAGGTCGATGCGCTGCGTTCGATGGCTGAGAAAAACCGCGCTGAGTACTTCCAGCGCATTCATACGCCCGTCCAGCGTGACGTGGCGGACATGGTGTTCGCGGACTTCGAGGCAACCATCAGAGAAATGGTCGACAACCATGGTTGCGTCTCCGACATGAACATTGACAAGCACTGCTCATGGTGCGATTATGAACCTCTGTGCCGAGCGCGTCTGCAAGGCCTGGATGTCGACTTCGTCAAGGAAAGGAACTACACCGATGGCACGAAGAACAAGAAAGACAAGGACGACGACGAGAAACCGGTCGTCCACAGGATCGACCACGCCGAAGTCGTTGCCCGTCAGAAAGGCGAGTGATCTGCAGAAGCACCGGACTTGGGTGTTCTACGGTCGCAGCGCCTCGGGAAAAACGACCCTCGCTTCCACCTTCCCGGGCCGCAAGCTGCTGATCGACATCCGCGACGAAGGCACCGACAGCATCATGGACGTGAAAGACCTGGACGTGCTGCCCGTGTCGTCAATCGAGGAAATCGAGGAGGCGTACTGGTGGCTCAAGCAGAACCCCGACAAGTACCAGACGGTCATCCTCGACACGGTGACCATGTGGCAGTTCCTGAAGGTGCTGGAGATCGTCGGGGAGAAAGCCGCCAAGCTCGGCAAGCAGCCCACTGACTGGGGCGTGATGACGAAGCAGCAGTGGGGCGAAGTCGCGGGCTACATGAAAACGTGGATCACCAACTTCCGGGACCTGCCGATGGAAGTGGTGTTCACGGCTCAGCAGCGGACGTTCAACGTCGGCGAGGATGGTGAGAACGAAGGCGAGCTCGATCCGGAAGTAGGTCCGAGCCTGTCGCCCTCGGTCATGAACCACCTGTGCGCCGCGGCCCAGGTCATCGGCTGCACATTCATTCGGACTACCACCAAGTCCGTTGGTATCGGCAAAAAGAAGAGGGAGAAGGAAGTACAAGAGTATTGTGTTCGACTGGGGCCTAGTGCCTCGTATATAACGAAATTCAGGAAGCCGAGGTCGATTGCTCTGCCTGACTTCCTGTCCGACCCAACCTACGAGGAAATCCTCGAAACCATCAAAGGAGATAACTGATGGCACGACGCAACACGCGCAGCAAGGCAACCAAACGCACAGCATCCTTCGCCGGTGTCGGCAAGGGCTTCGCCGCCGAACAGGAATACCTGGTCAAGGTCAAGGAATGCGAGGTGGAGGAAGGCGACAACGGCCTCTACTACAGCATGAAGCTCGAAGGCACCGGCGAGTTCGAAGGCTCGCTGATGTACCACAACGCATCGCTTTCCCCCGCCGCCCTGTGGCGTACTCGCGAGGTCTTCGAAGCTTTCCTGGGTGACGTGCCCGAGGACGACTTCGACGTGGACGAATACGCCGCCGAGTTCGTCGGCAAGGTCGCCATGTGCTCGACGTTCAAGGACACCTACAACGGGCAGTCGCGCATCAAGCCCGAGGACTTCTGGCCTGCCGAAGGTCACGAGGCCGAAGGCGGTGAAGGCGGCGACGATGAAGTCGATCTGGACGACATCGACGATGCCGACATCAAGAAGCTCGGCAAGGCCATGGGCATCAAGTCCAAGCGCGCCTCGACGATCCGCAAGGAACTCGAAGAGGCCGACGAAGACGAACTGCTCGAGGCCATGCAGGAACTCGGCCTGATCGAGGACACGGGCGAAGGTGACGACGGCGACGGTGACGGCGAGGAGTTCGACCTCGACGAGGCCAGCGATGATGACATCAAGGCGGTCGCTGAAGCCGCCGGCATCAAGGTCACGGCGAAGTCCCGCGTCAACACGCTGCGCAAGAAACTGGCCGAGCTCGACGAGGACGAGCTGGCCGAAGCTGTCGAGGAAGCCGGTCTCGGTGAAGGCGACGGCGGCGAAGGTGGCGAAGGCGAGGTGACCGCCGACGACATCAACGGCATGAACCAGGACGAGCTCGAAGAGCTCATCGAAGAGCACGAGCTCGACGTTGACCTGGACGATCACAAGACGCTGCGCAAGAAGCGTACCGCGGTGGTCGACGCGGCCGAGGAAGCCGGTATCCTCGCCGAGGACTGATCGGAACCTCCCTAACTTGGCGGGCCTTCGGGTCCGCCTTTTTTTATCCACAGGTGGGGTATCATGTCCAAGCAACCAGAGTCACGACTACAGAAATCCATTCAGGACCACCTTCGCGCCACTGTCGGCGGTTGGTGGTTTAAGGTTTGGGGAGGCCCCTTCACGCCTGCGGGCATTCCCGATTTGATCGGTTGTGTGGACGGCCTGTTCTTCGCACTCGAAGTCAAGCTCCCAACCAAAGCATCCAAGCCATCTGCCATTCAGCTCGAGACCATTCGAGACATAGTCATGAAAGGAGGCGGATGTGCCACAGTCGTCCGCAGCAAAGAAGAAGCCGAAGACGTCGTCCTTGCAACTCTGGCCCGAGCAGCAAGACGTCTTTCAGTTCACCGTCGAACGCCCCGCAACCGCACTGTTCTGCGAACAGCGGACAGGAAAGACATACGTCACGCTGAAGAACGTGGAACACAACGTCGCGTGGGATACGGTCCGTGGGACTGACTTCTGCGGCCTGCTCGTCACGCTGCTAACGAACCGGGACAGCACGTGGCTTGATGCACTGCACAAGTTCCTGCCGCATGTGAACGTGACCAGCGACTGGGAGGAGTTCAAGAAGCTGCCTGCCCCTCGCATCCTGCTCATCCATTATGAGATGTTGCCCAAGCTCATCAAGCGGCTCGTCAAATACAAGAAGCTGAATTGGGCTGCCGTTGACGAGGCCCAGCGCATCGCCAGTCGTAGCAATGGTGCATCACGCGCAATGGCGCGCCTCAGCTGGATCGAACGCAAGCTGGTCCTGACCGGTACTCCACAGGAAGGCAAGGGTGGCAACAAGAAGAAGCGCGAGATCGGCAACGGTGGTGAGACCGACTACTTCGGCATCTTCCGCTTCCTCGATCCTGATGTCTTCGGCACGAACTGGGCGAAGTTCGAGAAGCGCTACATGGAATGGCCAGAGATCGACTTCGATCACGCGCCTCCCGGCTCAGCACTGTGGCAGAAGAAGATACTGCAGCAGCGCATCCTCAAGAACAAGGCCACGTTCCGCGAGGAGCGTCGGCAGGAGTTCATCGACAAGCTCAAGCCATACTGCATCCGACTGACGCAGGAAGACGTTGGGATCAAGCAGGCCATTGTCCACAAGGTCGATGTCGGCATGACACGCGAGCAGGAACGCTGCTACAATGAAATGCTCGAGCAGTCGTTCACCTACCTGCCTCGCAAGCGTCGCACAGCGAAGCGCAGGCGTGTGCTAGCTGAGCTCGTGATAACGAACATAGCGAAACGCAGGCAGATCGCTACTGGCTTCGTTTATGACGATGACGAGCGCCTGCATGACCTCGGCGACTACAAGCTGCGCGAGACGATTAAGCTGGTCGACAAACTGCCCAAGCCCGTCGTCGTGTTCACGGCGTTTCGGCCCGACAACGACTTGGTGTATGAGGCGCTCGTCGCTGAGGGTTATGATGTCGTGCAGGTCAACGGCTCGACGAAGAAGAAGCTGCGTCCTCAGATATGGCGTGACTTCCAACGTGCCCAATACGATGTCGCAGTCGTCCAGGCCCGGACAGGAGGAACAGGCGTCGATCTGTGGAAGTCG